GATTAATAAAAATTTGCAATATTGTACAAAAGTTCGGTACTTTTTAAACGGATTTATATGGTAGTATAGTAGTATAGAATTGTATACTTTCCTCTTCAGCCCGTTGCTCAGCCGGGCTTTGTTGAAAGATGACGAAAAAACAGAATTTTTCGACAATAGCAGGGAATCTCCCCTTAATGTCGAAATAAAAAGACAGAAGGGGGGGTGAACAAAGTGCGTAAAATTACAGCAATCACACAATTTATTCAAGAGGTTTCAGCTTTGATTGATAGAGGTTTCTCTTATCCTATTGAACTTGTTAGGGAACACATAGAAAATAAAGACGTAATTGATTGGCTGAAGCAAGAATCAAAAGACATTGCTGGAGTATGTTTTAGTATTTTTGATAATGAAACCGAAAAAGAAAATATAGAGTTTATTCACAATAAATTATACGACTACTTCTGTGGATATTGTGGTGATGAAAAAAGAAAATGGGGTATAACCAATAATGGATTGTGTTTATTAATTAGTTGGTCGACTGAGATAATTAGAGATATTTATGGTAGAGTATGATCCGTAAACCAAGAGCCTTCGGGCTCTTTTTTATTGCGCACAAAAGGAGGTGGCCAGGGTGCCAAAGTGGCCAGAAGAGCAAAAAGCGAAAGCACTAACTATAGCCGAAGCCATAAGTATATCTGAGGCTGCCAGACAAACTGGCATCCCGGCCGGGACCATAAAGAGATGGCGTTCGGAAATGAACCGAATCGAACCAAGTGAGCCGAACCGAACCCCGAAAAAACTAGAGGAACTTCAGAAAGTTGCAGTAGAGAAAGCGGTAGAAGAAGCAGGTGAATATATCGCAGAAAGGCTTAAGGGGTTAGCAGACGCTCTTTATTCCCTGGCAGAAAAAGCAATCAAAAAAGTGGACATAGCCATAAGCGATCTAGAAGAACTACCTAAGGGTAAAAAGGCAGAACCGCATGACCGTGATGGGGCTGCTTGGGTTCGTGCGCTTGTTGGTGTAATGAGTCAATCCATAGATAAGGCACAATTGCTATCCGGCAAACCGACGGTTAGGCCGGAGGTGATAGATAGGCATGAATACGACATTACACAGAGAATTATTGCGGAACAACCCGAACTTATCGATAGAATCTTTGCGGATCAGCGATAAGGCATGGAAAATAGGAGCAGCCAGAGCACATGTTCTTGGATGGGCCAGCTATGTGGATCCGACATATCGGAGACCAAAGCACATAAAGCTTCTTGGTGAATATTTAATGGCCGTGGAGCGTGGAGAAATTAACCGTCTTATTGTGATGATGCCACCACGCCATGGTAAATCTGAAACAACCACCGTCAAATTTCCTGCTTGGTATCTAGGGCGTCATCCAGACAGACGAGTTATAATAGCGTCTCATACAGCGAGCCTTGCGGCTCGTTTTTCTATGCGTGCAAGAAACGATTTTGCGCAGTACGCACCGGAGGTCTGGGGGCTTGAAGTAAATCCCGATGTAAGCGCTATGTATAGGTGGGATGTACTTGATAGAAACGACAAAAGCGGGAAGCCACCGGGAGGGATGTTGGCAGCTGGTATTGGAGGCCCTATAACCGGGCAAGGTGCACATCTAGCTATAATTGATGATCCTGTTAAGGACGCTGAGGCTGCTAATAGTAAAGTGCAAAGAGATGCAATATGGGATTGGTACCGTTTTGTTTTGCGTACCCGTTTGTTTCCTGGAGCAGCAGTCATTTTAGTGCTCACCCGCTGGCACGAAGACGATCTGGCTGGTCGATTACTTAAGCAGGCAGAAGATGATCCACAAGCAGATCAATGGGTAGTGTTACGTTTACCAGCAATTGCGGAAGAAAATGACCTTATGGGTAGGAAACCTGGTGAGGCACTATGGCCCGAACAGTATGATGAAAAAGCGTTAGAGGCTATAAAGGCTAGCGTTGGAAGCTATGTTTGGGCTGCGCTATACCAGCAGAGACCACAGCCAGCACAAGGTCAAATTTTTAGGCGCGAATGGTGGAAGTTCTACCGACAGGCGCCTTTTCCTTTTGATGAAATTATCCAATCTTGGGATATGGCATTTAAGGAGACCAATACCAGCGATTTTGTTGTTGGTCAGGTTTGGGGACGTAAGGGCGCTAACAAATATTTATTGGACCAGGTACGGGATAGAATGGACTTTCCGACAACCATTCAGGCAGTGCGGGCTCTTTCGGCTAAATGGCCTCAAGCACATGCGAAGCTAGTTGAGGATAAAGCCAATGGTCCTGCGGTAATTGCTACTCTAAAAAAGGAAATTTCTGGGCTAATTCCAGTAGAGCCTCAGGGAAGCAAGGAAGCCCGTGCAAATGCTGTGTCACCCCAAGTTGAGGCAGGTAATGTTTATCTCCCTGATCCAAGCATAGCGCCATGGGTACATGATTTTATCGAGGAATGTGTGGCTTTCCCGAAGGGAGCGCATGATGACCAAGTAGACGCGATGACGCAGGCGTTGTTGCGGTTAAATGAAAGCACAACAGATCCTAATTTAGCAGCTTTATTAAGGGGTGTAAAAATCTATGGCTAAAGCTAATTGGCTTAAAAAAGCTGTAGGAGAAATATCAAAACTGCGCCAAAATATATTCGGGCAGTTTGGCACCATCCTTACTGGTCGGTGGGATGTGCCTTATGTGTTGAACAGCACCAGGGTGGATTATGAACTTGCACGGCAGTTGTACCACAATACACATGATGACTATAAACTCGGAGCTGGTTTTGCGAAGCCGATAATAAACACTTTGGCCGGTTTTATGGGCGTTCCGCATTTTCGGTGTCAGGACGAAGAAGCCCAAAAAGTCCTGGATGAGCACGTTAATCGCTGGGTTAGTCGGATGCAGCGAACTCACCAGCTTAGCTTAAGAGACGGGGACTGCTTTGTGATGTTAGCTAACTTGGAAAACGATGATCCCCTGTATCCTGATGAGGAACACCGAATTGACTACATTATCATCCCGCCGGAACAAATAGCGGATATAGAAGTGGATCCAATAACTAGGAGGCCAACAGCATACGTTCTGCAGGGCAGGACCAAATGGGACAGTGGACAGAAGGAATATACCGTTACGCAGAGGATTACTGCTTCCGAAATCGTCGTCACAGTTGAGGGAGAGGCTCCAGAAGGCCTTATCAGCGAAACAAGGACGAACCTGTGGGGTTTCATTCCGATTGTGCATTTCAAGAACGAGCCGGAGGAAACAGAGCTATATGGCACAAGTGAACTGGAGGCAGTGGAGCCTTACTTAAAGGCGTACCATGACGTCATGCTTCACGCCATGCAGGGTAGCAAAATGCACTCCACTCCCAGGCTAAAGCTTAAGCTTCGGGACGTGCAAGCGTTCCTGGCCAACAACTTCCCGGAAGCTCTTAAGGCGGTCCAGCGGGGCGAACAGGCAAACATCGATCTGAAAGGCCATGAGTTACTCATCTTCACAGATGAAGAGGACGCCAGCTTCATAGAAGCCCGCTCCACAATCGGTGATGCCGAGGCCCTTTTAAAATTATTGTTCTACTGCATTGTAGACGTGTCTGAAGTACCTGAGTTTGCATTTGGGGTGCATACTCCAAGCAGTCATGCATCGGTGAAAGAACAAATGCCACTTCTTATTCGGAGGGTTGCCCGAAAGCGGGAAATGGTAACCGAAAACTGGCAGACGCTAGGCAGGATGCTCTTGGTTATGCATAGCAAGATTACCGGTAAGAGATTCGAGAGCTACGAAGTGGGAATAACGTGGGATGCCGTTATCGAGCGGGATGAAAAAGAGTATGCAGATACCATCTATACCTTGGTAAATGCGCTTAATACGGCTTTGCTTGGCGGTTTCATCAGCCTGGATGCTGCTGTGGATCTGCTGGCGCAGTACATTGACACCATGCAGGAGTATGCTACCGATGATCCAACCATGCCGGGAGAAAGAGAGCGCATAATTAAGAGCTGGATCATGCGCCGCCGATTGGAGGACGGAGAAGGGTTGGAAGAGCAGCGGCAGGAAATTGAGAGGGAGCTTGAAAGCTAATGGCCCGGGAAATAGACGAAATCAAAGACGCTGCCGGTGCTTATCGGCGCTGGGCACTGGAGGCACGGAAGAAGTATATTGAATTGCGCTTGAAGCAGGACCCCGAAATACGGGGTCTTTATATTAGGGCTGCAGATAGAGTGGCAAAGGAGCTGCGAAAACTTGCCCTAAAAACACCGTCAAGTTATTTACGCAAGCGGCAGTTGGAAGAGTTGGAAACGGCACTACGGGCCGAAGCTGACCGATTGACTGGAAGCCTTACTAAAGCTTTTGAACAGTACATTGAACAGGCAGTTGAAGCCGGCGGAGGATACAGTCAAGCTATTGCACTAGACCTGTTTAAGAAAGCTGGCATGGATATCACAGGACTTCGGACAATGTTTGCCACGGTAAACCGCCAGGCAGTGGAGGCTTGCTGGGCGAGGACAAAGAAAGGGCTGTTCCTGTCGGATCGCATCTGGGAGCAGGGAGAAAAATTCAGGAATACCATGCGGGACATGATCCAAGAGGCGGTTGCTACCGGTCAGGATGCCGTAAAGACTGCCAGGATGTTGCAGCAGTATGTGCGACAAGGAGCAGGGACTCTAGCCCGGGACTACCCGAACATGATGAAACGGATGAAGGGGCGCATTCCGGGAAACATCAGTTATGAAGCCTTGCGGCTGGCCAGAACTGAGATGACGGCTGCTTTCGGGGAAGGAACCTTAGCAGCTGCACAGGCAACACCAAGCTATATTGGAATGAAGTATGTACTTTCGCACAACCATCCAGTAACGGACATTTGTGACACAATTACCGGTACAGATTATTTTGGATTGGGTCATGGTGTTTATCCACCAGGGGAAGAACCTTCTTATCCTTTTCATCCCAATTGTCGATGTGTTGCCATACCGGTCCATGAGCAACCAGAAAAGTTTGTGGAAAGGTTAAAAAAATTGAAGGAAAACCCTGCCAGTGAACCGAATATAGAAAAGTGGTACCAGGACATATATATCAAAGGGCAAACAGGCGGTACTGCAGTTCAGAAGCCAGCTTTCCTACGTATCACTAAACATGACAAGAATTATGATGACACTTCAGACCGACAGCGGATTGAAAATGATTTAAAACTTATTCCTGTAGGACATAGAAGAATTTTGGAAGACGTAATCATTCAAACAGGTTATGAAGTTTCCCGGTATGACAGGAGAAACAAGATTATTCAAGTAGGGAAAAATCCGGTTCCTGGGGAAGTGATACATGAGGTAGGGCATGCTATAGAGACTAAACTAGACTTGTATAATGATCAGCAGTTTTTAAAAGTTCTTTACAGGGGAGCCGAATCCGTTTCTTTTGCGAATGTCATTCTTGATAAAGAGTCATATGACATACCAATTATACGAGTGGAAATGGAAAAGCTTATTAGTGAATACCAGGGCCGGTTATATGAAGATGTAGGGATATTTACAGATGATATGAAGGTGAATCTGTTAGCAATGCGGGAGTATTTTAGTGAAGGCTATCGGGAATATATTGTGAACCCCGAACGGTTGAAGAAAAAAGACCCAGCATTGTTTGATTATATCGAAAGGGTAATTGGAAATGAGTAACAAAGAGGAATTTATGAAATTAAAAACACCGGAAGAGCTTCTTGAGTTTATGAAAAAACATAAAGATATACGTTATGATGCGGATATGGCTCGGCATTTTAATACTGTGGCAAAAAAACATTCAAGCGGAGAGACTCCGGAAAACCATACCGACCCCAGAGAAGCCTTTATAAGAAAGCGAGGTGATTAAATGACCTATGGTATCGGCATAGGTTTCCCGGTAGAGCCGACCGAGAAGGACATTAAGAAGATCAAGCGTGATTTGGCCTACGACAAGTTTGAGGTGGTGAATGGTGGAAAAACAAAGTCAAAGCCCACAGATGCAGATA